TCGCTAGTCACGATGTTACGACGCGTAGTAACAGTAAGGTAGGGTCCTGCCGAGACCGGAAGTGGCAGGTGTACCTTGCTGAACGCGTTGAGACCGTGTTTCACGACATGTTGGAGCTTCGCGGCCTGTCCGTTCCCCGGACGAGTGCCATTACGTCTCGTGCGAATTGTTCGAGACGCTCTAGCAACTGGCCGACGCTTGCGAATGCTGTTGCGCACGCCTGTGTTACGCTTGGGTCGTGCGGCGGTTCGGCGGGCTGGCATTGTGGTGTGTGTGTGTGTGGAATATTGTGTGGAAATGTCAGTATGTGTGTGGCTGAAATTTGCAGGGCCCGCCCGCCCTCCAAGACACTCAGACCCGAGAGGTCCGATTACTCGCGCTTGACAGCATCCCCTACGACAATCAGGGATGGGTCAGCGGCCGTTGCCTCCATGATACGGCATGAGGCAAGGTCTTGTTTGCTTTTGGCTGCATTGAGTGCGACAATCAGACACTCGGTGTCTGTTGTGCCGGCCCAATTTGCATTTGCAGCGCAAATGCGGTCGGTAACCACCTGTACGCATATGTCACGATCACTCGGATCATATGGATAGGGACTAGATGTTTCGAGCTTGTACATCTCGTCGGCGGTCGCCTGTTGCAGGGACGTCTTGAGTCCAAAGATGCGCTTTAGCGCCCTGCAGTATTCCCCCACGACTGGGGTGTGGGCATCGGTTACCAAGTAACCCTCAACCTTGTTTGCTAGCCCGACGGCAACGCTCTTGTTCACGACGACAGGAATTCGAGCGATGGCACGGACTGGTTCGCAGATTGAGGTGAGGGTGTACAAAGGATTCACGTACACACGGGACAGCATCACGACTGGTTTGCCTCTCGCCGTCGGCTCCGCGACTTTGATGATCATGCCCAAGTCGCTGGCCGCGGTTTTCAGATCGAACTTCGCGTTGGCGAGCCCGTCGTCACCGAAGATGACGCCGACGGACTCAAATGCTGCCGTGGGGATCAGGCCAGCGTTGCGTGCTGCGGCGTATTGTGTGAATGCGCCAGACCAGCAGTTGCAATCGGTGGTGTCCGATTTGCCGCTCAAATTCATGAACCCGGATGCGAATTTCAGACGCTTCCTTAGTTCGGCGAACAGTGGCAGCTTGATCACGCGTTCCGTGTTGCGAGACAATGCTGCATCGATTGCGGCGTGGTGTTCCTTTGAGTAACCAGAGCGAACGTGGTGGCCATATTGTGCGACGTTGAAGCGTCCATGCGTGCCGTCCATCTTGCTGAAGTCAGTATCGCAAGTGGGGCCGTCGACTGACTTCACGAAGTTTGTCACCGCCTTAGCAGTGTCCTCCGGGGTTAAGCCAACGATGTACGGCGTCTTGACGCATGCGTCGCCATTGATCCTCTTTATGGCATTGGCCTTGTGCCAGTCTTTGAGCGGGAAGGTGAATTGCGCGACTAAGATGAGTGTCTCAACCTCGACCGGAAAAATGAGCCGGGAGGGTGACTTCTTCTTCAGCGCGCCTTCAGTGACTTCCTTTTTCAAGAATGCCATGACGGCTTCGAGCTCTTCAGGCTGGAGGCGCAACTCATTAGCAACGTACCGGCGCATCTTGGCCGG